GCTTGCTTGCCGTGGCACCGTTGGTAATAGCACCGCCACATGGCGAGTATCCAGCACCGCTATTGAATATATGTGCCGCGATTCACGCTTGGCTTCTGGGGTGCATCAATCCTGCGCCCTTGGCAGGGAGCCACGGCTCGTTTGTAGGGGCAACAACGGGGATGGTGATAAGATGAGCTTGCAGAAATTCGAGGGCGATCTGCTGCTGTACGATACGCCGGATGGCGGCGATATTCGCATAACAGAAGGATTCATAGCAAGCGACCGAACCTTTGGCACCGCCGTTTACCTGTCGCTTTTTGGCGGCAACAAAGAAGACAACGGGAGGGTAAGGAATCGCAGGACATGGTGGGGCAATACTCTGCGTGGGGTAAACGAAAANCAGCGACTGGTATCGCGTTTGCAGGCCNTTATTTTCGGCCTTCCCATGACGACAANGAATATTCTGGATGCGGAAGAAGCGGCCAGACTCGATCTTGACTGGATAATCGCCGAGCAAATTGCGGACGAGATTTTGACGGACGGCAGGGCGGTTTCGCAGAATCGCTTTAACCTAAAGATACAGATAAACGCAAAAGGCGAAACGATTTACGACAATGCGTTTGCCGTATTCTGGAGGTCGGCGAATGCAGTTTGAAAACAAGACAATCGAGGAAATCAGGGATCTGATAATAAACGCAATAGAAAGCAATTTTAACGCCGCCTTCCGCCGCTTGCCTAAGTCTTTCCTGTTCTCCATAGCTACGATACTGGCCGGGGTTTTTGTTACATGCTACAAGCAAATCGCATGGGTTTTCCTTCAGCTGTTTCCGGAAAGCGCATACTGGAGAAGCGTAACCGCGTTAGGCATACCGATCCGCCCGCTTGTAAAGTGGGGCGTTCTTATCGGCGTGGGGGAACCAAGGCTTGGGACACAGTGGAGGGGGCGAATTCTCGCAACCGTGGTAAATACCGGAAGCACCATCGTGTCGGGTACCCAATTAAAAAGCAATATTACCGGGTGCGTATATATAACCGAAGAAAGCATCCCGCTTGAGGAAGATGAAGCAATCATCCCTGTTGTCTGTGCCGATATCGGCCCCATCGGGAACCTTGAAAAAGACGACGCGCTTGATTTTGTAACGCCCTTGGGCAACGTGCAAAGAACGGCGACAGTGGAGTCTGTAATTGCCTACGGGATGGACGGCGAAACCGAAACCGAATATCGGGAGCGCGTCATACGGCGTTTTCGCTCGCCGCCTCTCGGGGGCGCGTTATCCGATTATCAGATATGGGCTTCTGATGTTTCGGGTGTCCTAAACGCGTATCCTTACGGCGATCCTGACTCGGCAGCAGGTGTCCTTGTGTACGTTGCCGGGATGCCGGCGCAATTTCCGCACCGTATTCCGACATCGGATCTCATGCGGCAGGTGGGCGATGCCTGTACCTATGATCCGGTAACGGGAATCGCAAACCGAAAGCCGATAACGGCGGTTCTTGATCCAGCCTTCGACGGTTCCTATAAAAACATTCGCTCAATTTCCGTTATCAACTATAGCGTTCGCATAAACGGTATGTCTGGAATACCCGTTGAAGATTTCGCAAATGCGGCAAGGCCGGCAATCGAAAATTATTTTCTTGGTCGGGAGCCATACATTCGCGGGCTGTCTGATGACAACAACAGAACGGACACGATTTCCAGAAACAATGTTACAAGTGTCGTTGATCAGATATCCATTTCACTGCGAGCGGAGTTTGAAAGCGTTGTTTTGGAGCGTGATGGCACGGTGATCTCAAGGGAATCGCTCGGCATGGGTGAACTGGCCGAGCTGTTGCACCTCTTTGTAAATGGGGAACCCGTATGAGCGGAAGGTTTTTTGATGCGATAAAACAACTTTCCCCACGCTCGCGGGCATTTGAGATGTTTGCGGACAACTCGAAGCGAAAATTCTTTAAGGGATTTGCCGTGCTTCCAGAGGATATTCGCAGGGAAGCCGAGCGTGCATATCTTGACTTGTTTCCCGATACCACACGCTTTCCTGACAAATGGGAAAGAGTGTTCGCATTGCTTTTCACGGAAGCCGAGAAAGTGAAGCGCAGGGATATTCTGGATTCCATGTGGAAGACATTTGCGGGGGATCAGTCCACTTCGTTTCTTGAATCGTTGCTTCAACGTATAGAGCCACGTATAAACATTATAGAAAATATTCCCGTCAGCAATCCGCGACATGCGGGAGTTATCTATATGTCAGTATGCGGCCATCGTACCATGCGATGCGGACACAGCAGAGCTGTCTGCGGATTCAAGCTGAGTTCCCTAAATTTCGTGCCAGCAATTATCAAGAACGATGCGACAACGGAGTACAACATACCAGCCGACAGTGCTTATTGGGAAAATTGTTTTTTTGTATGTGATTTTGTCATACGCAACCAACAACAGAATATACTCTATGTGGAGCCCCTCAAAATAGATGCAATCTGGAAAAATTATGTCGAATATATAATCTTGAAGGTAAAGCCCGCACATACAACGGCCATCGTGTTTATCGACTGGCAGGAAGGAGATCTCGATGATAAGAATTGATGAGAACTATACCGATTTTAGGGATGACACTGATCCCAACTACCCTGGCGGGAAAGCCGTGGATGCCCCAACGTCAGAGAGCGTCGAGGGAACGCCGTTTTTGGCGCGATGGATGAATTGCCTTAATGGATTTCGCCAAGCACTTTTTCAAAAGGCTTTTGGTTCACTTGATGGAATCAGCGGCGAACCAGACAACGCAAATGTTTCCGACACCGTTGATGCGATAAACGAATTAATCGACAACACCGTCAATGTCGAGGCGCAGGCCCGCATCCAAGGCGATGCGGAGACTCTTGTTGCGGCGGAGCAAAGAATTTTGGATGCCCAACTTGCCACCAACACTTGGCTGCCCTCTGTCAACACCGTCGCGCTTTTGCCGGCGGCTTCCGGACTTGCCCCCGAAAAAAATTACCTTTGCAAGGTCTTGGCCGATCCTGACATTGACAACAACATCGTCTGGCAGTTGCCTGCGGGGGCTGCGGCGTGGGCAAAATTCAGCGACATGAATTTTCTCCCTCCCGCAACGGCGACCGATAGGGGCGGCGTTAGCGTTCCTGGTGGCAACGGGCTTAAGCTGAACGGCGATGCGCTGCAAATGTCGATGGCTACCCCGCAGGCGGCAGGGGCGATCTCCGGCATGGACAAGCAGCGGCTGGATCTGCTTTGGGGATCCGTGCTCAGGCAGGTGTCGGCTGGTAGTTCTCACACCGTGGCTGTCAAAAATGACGGCTCGCTGTGGGCGTGGGGCAGCAACGACTTCGGGCAGCTTGGGGACGGCACGGCAACGCAAAGAGCCAGCCCCGTAAGAATCGGAAGAGACAACGACTGGGATTGCGTCGCCGCCGGAATGGAACACACGCTGGCGATCAAAACCGATGGCTCCTTATGGGCATGGGGAAACAATGCGAACGGCAGAACTGGGCTGGGGACATCCGCCGGGCAGACCCTGAGCCCCATGCGGGTAGGGACGGCAACGGGCTGGGTTTTCGCCGCCGCAAGCCAGACTCATACCCTAGCGATTCGGGCGGACGGCTCGCTTTGGGCGTGGGGAAGCAACACGAACGGCAGGCTGGGGGACGGCACTACGAGCCAGCGCACCAGCCCCGTCCGGGTAGGGACGGATGCCGACTGGGCGGGATGCGGAGCGGGCGATCAGTACTCGCTCGGCGTGAGAAAGGACGGCACCCTGTGGGGCTGGGGCAATTCGGCGGGCGGCAGGATCGGGATCCTTCCTAATGGAAACGTCCTTTCGCCCATGCGGGTAGGCGTGGATATGGACTGGGCTTACGTATCCGCTGGAACGAATCATGGCATGGCGATCAAAACCGATGGCTCCTTATGGGCATGGGGAAACAACGTAAACGGGCGCACTGGGCTTAACGTGTCGGAGGGAACAACGGACACCCCTGCTAGGGTAGGGTCGGCGACAAATTGGGCGGCGGTGTCCGCAGGCAGCAATTTTACCGTTGCCGTAAGGGCGGACGGCACCCTGTGGGGCTGGGGAAACAACGCAAACGGGCGGATTGGACTGGGGACGACGACAAGCGTTCATGTCCCTGCTCGGATAGGATCCGGCGCAAGCTGGATCCGCGCTTCTGCTGGCGAGGTGCACAGTGTGGCCATCGGGACGGACGGCGCGTCGTGGGCATGTGGGCTGAATATGCGGGGCCAGCTTGGGGACGGCACGACGACGACGCGGACGACTCT